GTTACCACTGGTGGCGTTACTGTTGGTTTAGTTGAAGGTGGCACTACTGGTTTATTTGGTTTTGAAGTATCGCCAGTTGGATGCCCAAATCGATTTACCTCTAATGGTTTTGCTCCTGGTTTAGCATTACCACCTTCTATAGTTGAAGGATCTCTATAGAGTTTAGGCTTAACTGTTGGTTTAGTTTCTACTGGTGGTTTAAGTTCTTGAACTATTGGTGGCTTATTTTCAACCACAACTTGTCTTCCACCTCCTGCACCTCCTGCACCTCCTGCACCTCCTGCATTTGGTGGTGCTACCACTGGTGCTCCTGCTATTCTTGCTCTTCTAGCATCTAATTGCCCTTGCTGATGTGCAATATTTGCATTTCTTTCTTGTTGAAGCATTACATTTGCATCAAAAAGTGCTTGTGCTCTTAACGCTTTTACACTTTCTATATTTTGATAAACTGCTAAATTTTTTGCAATTCTTGCATTTCTTTCAGCAATATATTCTGGCGTAAGTGGAACTTCGTTTGCAGACCTATTAAAAACTTCTCCCTTAGTAACATTTGACCTTCCCTCATTATAAATTTGATTTGCTAAAAGATGAGGGTTTCTTGCTTGAATTTTTTCTATTGCTTCAAACGGAATACTTATCGGATTTCCTTTAGAATCAAACCTATTTTTTTTTATAGTATAAGATTCTCCTTTTTGATTTATTCTTGTCTCTTCTTTTGTAGGACCATATTGTTTATCTAATTCTGCTTGCAAGAAGCTATTTGCTTTTCCTCTTTGTGTCTTTTCATCTATTTGTAACTGGGAAACAGTTGTTCCAGCCATGTCTTTTTTAACTGTAGCCTTATCTTTTTTAGACAACTCATTGTTTAGTACACCCTGTTTTTTTGCATCGTCTATAGCCTTCTGAACCTTCGCTTTTGCTACATCGCCTCGTTTAAATTTATCAGCATCTCTTTCATATTGATCGATTTCGGCAGCTTCTGTTGCTGAAACAACTGGTTTTGTTGAAACTTCTGAAGTTGGTTTTCCTGCTCTTCTTCTATCTATCTCACCTTGATAAGCCTTTCTTTTTTCTGGAGATAATTCTAGATTTTTTGCTGCGTTTTCTAATGCGATATCGTTAAAACCTTTAAGAAATTTTGGGTCTATTGTGTCATTTGAAGAAGATGTTGGAATTTTTTCTGATTTGCCAAACCAAGAAAGTGGATTTAATTTTGAACCAAAATCGCCAATACTTTTAAAAGTAGATTTACCAACTTCAACAATTCGACTTCTGCTAGTTGTTTTTTCTATAAAAGAATTATATTTTTTTACTGAATCTTTTCCTTTTTGAGTATACTTTAAATTTTTAATCATTATCTGTCTGTCAAGTATACTTCCTTCCCTATATTTTTTTTGTTTATCTACATCGTCTGGAAATAAACCAGCTATTTTTTGATTAGTTCTATATCTTGAAATTCCAATAACAGTACCAAGAGCAACAACAGGAGTAGCAATAAACCCTGCCATAGTAGCATTTTCCCAAAACTTTTGAGTTGCTAACTTATCAGCTTTTTTTTTCTCGTCAGCTATTTCCAATGCTGATTTTTTATGTGATGGTTGTATAGTTTTTTTTGTCTCATCTGATTCACCGCCCAAGCTCAAATAGTTAACCTTGCCCCCACCATTCATATGATCTAAAAGACCCTTGTTCTTTTTAGCCTTATCTGCACCAACAATAAATTCTCCAGATTGAACCATAGCTGGAGTTTTACGACCAGCTTGACCGCCCTTAGAAAAACCTATGACTGGAAAATTTTCATCTTGAAGAGTAAATCCGTATTTATCAACAAATCTATTGTTTGCTCCAACCTCTCGATTTGGACCACCATAAATTAATAGATCTTGAAAAAATGGATCTAAGTTTGCCCTTCTTCTATAGTACTCTCTACTATTTCCTCGCACATCTTTATTTGCTGCATCAAAAAGTGCATTAGGATTATTTTGATTTAAATTATCAATTTTTTGTTTTTGAGTTAAATCACCACGAATGTACTTGTCTGCAATTCCAGTAATCCACTGATAATGAACTTGTTTAATATTTAATGGCATTCCAAAAATTTGTTTTTTATTTAACGCTTCTTTTTGTTGTGGATTTAAATTACTTGTTTTTAATCCTGCGGTTGTTATATCTTTAATTGGGGTCCAAGGCTCATCAACTCCAGGAGCAACTATTGCACTTATAGCAAACTGACCATTTTTATAAGGAACATTTGTAAGATTGCTATCTCCAGCTTGTATTCTCAAAGAGTTATTTAAAGCATTTCTTCTCCAAGAACCTCTAAGATTTCCAAATTTTTGTAATATAGCAAGATCAATCCTTCTTTGTCTTTCATCATCTATAATTCTTTTTAATTCAACTGCATTAACAGCAACACCAGCACCAGCAGGACCACCAACAAAAGCACCGCCAGCCAAATATTTAACAGCACCGCCATCATTCATTGCTTTTGTAGGTTTAACTGTTCCACCGCCATTTAAGGCTTGTAGCAAAGGGAGATTTTCAGATGTTGCTTTTGCGTTAACCACATATTCGCCATGATTTAACATAGCTGGTATTGTATCTGGACCTATTGGCTTAAATACTTTTGGATCTGCACCAACCATCGCAGAAGAATGAGTTACCATACCGCCAGTGCTTCTTCCAACAGGTGGTCTAAGAAGAGGATCGTTTGGTTTAAGTGGCTGTGGTTGATTAGGGTCCATTCCTGGATTTTGAAAAAAAAGACCATTTGGTTGATTTGCTGCTGCCATTATTATTTGTGCTAATGCTACATTTTGTGCAGGAGCATTATTTTGTGCAACTGGTGCAAATGGTATACCTTGTGGTCTAACAAGATTGTTTTGTGCAACTGGTGGATTTGCCACTTGTGGTGGTGCAAAAGGATTTACATTTTGAGCATTTGGCACTGGAGGTTTTGGTTGTCCTAAAGCTGCTATTTGAATATTTAATGCTGCGATTTGTGTTGTTGCTAGTAGTGCTTGTGCTGTAAGAACACCCATTTGAAGAGTAAATTGTGTGCCAATAACATTACCAAGTCTTTTTACATCTTCAGTAGCTTGTGCAAAAGCAGCACCAGTAACATTTTTATCCACTAAACCCTTTACAAAACCACCAACGCCATTAGGATCTTGACCTCTAGCTAGTTCTTTATCACCGTTTTTATTGGTTGTAATACTAAGACCTAATGATCCAGCTAAACCACCTTGAATTTGTTCTTGTTCTGCTCGAAGATTAGCAAGCTTATTAGCAATAGTAGCACTTATTAATGATGTTAATTCGATAGGGTCTATATTGTCAGCATTAGCAGCTTGTATTTCTTTAGATAGTTCACTTAAGTTAATTTTAGTAGTTTGGACAGCTTTATTTGTAGCAAGTGCCGATGGTAAATCAGCAGCAAGATTACCACCAGCCAAAGCTGCCTTTGCTATAGCTGGACTATCGCTTCCATAATCTTTTTGTAATTCTGCTATCTTTTTTCTTTCTTCTTCAGCAATTAAGAAAGAAGTTATGTCTTTACTTTTTGGTTTTATCTGATTGTTGTAATAGGCTTGACCACCACCAGCCTCATTATTTTGTTTAGCAAGTGCATCTAATGGATCAAATAATCCAACAGACTTTGCCGAAGCTCTCATATCTATTAATTTTGCGTTGCTTTCAAGTCCAATTTGCTGTTGTTGAGCCACTTGTGGCATTAACAATTGTTGTCCTAGCCTTGTAAAGAAAACTTCATTTTGTGCAGATAGTTCTGTAAAAAATGCACCCTGCAAAGTTTGCTGATCTTTTATTATTTTTATCTGTGCTTGTTCTCTTATTGCCATAACCGCAAGAAGTTGTGCATTTAATTGAGTTAATTGTGGACCAAACCTATCTTGCATTCCTTTTTCTGGTTTGGAAACAAAACCACTTGCTTGTAAAAACTGAGATTTTAATTTTTTGCCTTCATCTCCAGAAAAATCTAAATATTCAAAAATAGCTTTTCTTTGTTCAGTATTAAATCTGAGAAGATTTCCACCAATTGATTTTGCCACATTTGCTAATTGACTTCCAGCTTGAAGTCTTTGTAATTGTTCTGGCGATGATGTTAATAATTTTTCACCTTGGTTTTCTGTCTCAGATTGTTTTCTTGCATTATCTTGTTCTTCTTTTGCTATTTCTTGTTTTATTTTTCCAACTCTTTGTTCAATCGCAGAAATCTCTTGAGTTGAATCAGCAAGGTTTTTCATAGCCTGATTAAGAAGAGAAGCCTCTACTTTTAATCTTCCCAATTCATTTGTTGCTTCAACATAATCGCCCCTGCCTTCTTTAGCAGTTAACTTTGAATTATTTTGTTTTGTTTGTGCCTGTTCTGTTTTAGCTCTATTTTCTACTATTCTTTTTTGTATTTCATCTGGTGTCAATTGTTGACCTTTTGCATCAACACCAGTTAATCTATTCTGCTGTTCTCTGAATGCTTGAGTTTGATCTTTGACACTTGTCATATCCAAACCTATTACATTTTCATTTACATCAGAAAATGGTCTTGGTTTTTTTTGTCTTTTTACCTCATCTTCAATAGCTATATTCGTTATGATATTTCTTGTTTGCTGTTGAATTTTTGAAAGCTTATCAAACTCCTGCACAGTCGTAAGAGTTGAATGCACTAATTTATTTATTCCACCAACATATGCATCTGCTGCTTTTTCTAAGTTAGCTGTTATGGTCTTAAAAGCATTTAAGAATGGATCAGAAACATTTGACATTAATTTTTTTGCAAGTTCATTATAATCACCACCAGACTCTGAAAGCATTTTTGCAAAATCTTCACCCATTCTTCCAACCACTGAATTTACATAACTTTGTATTTGAGTTTCATCAAGACCTCCAACACCCTTTAGTTGTGCAGTTAAAGCACTACGCAACGCTGATTGTGGGTCTTTGCCACTACCCATATCATTTGGTCTTATGCTTGCAAGAATGCTTGGAAGCAATGAAGACATTTCTGCCAATACTGTTCCAGAAGATTGCAAATTTTGTCCAGATGATCCAAGACCACCAGTAACATTTGTTAAGTTAGATATAAATGCTTTTGGATCTATAGAAGGTAATTGAATTTCACCTGATATTTTTTGTTTTTGCGAAACTGAAAAATTTGAAGATAGTGAATCAGCTATAGTTTGAAATGCTGGTGTTAAATTATTGAGCGTATTAGCAGCATTAGTTGAAGCATCAGCGATAAGAGAAAATGCTGTGCTTAATTTTTGTGCTGCCTCAATTGCTTGTGCTTGATTTTTAGCAGTGTTTTGTTGTTTTTCAAAATCTTTTGCAAATGTTTCAAGTTGTTTTTTAATCTTGCTTATTGGTTGATCTAAGCCAATTGCTAATCTTGCAATCTGACTTATGTTTCCACTATCTTTAAAAAAACCTTCAATATCATATGGTTTCTTTTTCCCTTGCTCATCTCTAACAACAGGCGAACTTTTTATATTTTCTTGAAGTTGTTTTGACAAAAGAGCATTTATGCCACCAGCTTGTGCAGCATATTGATTTCTTCTTTCTACAGCAGTATTTGTTGCTTCTTGATTTGCATAACTCTTTGTACTAAAAAAAGTAGTAGAAGCTGCACTTTTTGTTGAAATTTCTTTATCAATTTTTGATTGAAGGGTTGTAATTTCATTGAGATTTGCTTGTGATATTTTTCCAAATGATGAAGCAGCAACTCCAAAAGCATTTTTTAACTTATTTCCAGCTTCTTCTAATTTTATGCTTGAGATTTGTTTTTCAGCATCGACCATACCCGATACTACACCAGCAATTCCACCAATTACTGCACCAAAAGCCATACCAACAGGACCAGCAAAGCTTCCAATTGCCATTCCAGTAGCAGCACCTGTTAAGCCACCAGAAATTTTAGCACCAGTTTTTACCATCTCTTCACCTTGTGCTCCACCAGCAATGGCTTTTTTATAGTCTTCTGCTTGTGGCCCTATGGCTGAAGCTAAAAGACCAATACCACTACTAACAGCAAAAGAACTATTCTGAAGACCTTCCTTAGATACAAGACCTTTTACAAAATTTTTACTTGTTCTGTATAATCCCTTTTTTCCTGTTTCTGTATAGCCTTCTCTTTTTAATCTGTTTGCTAAAGCAGGATCATAAAATTCGCCCTTAGATGAAACTTGAAACTTTCTTCTTCCAGCAACGGTTTCCCTAGCCATTTGTTGAGCTTGCTTATTTGCAAACTCTTCATTAAATCCTAAACCCCTTGCTTCAGAAAAAGATTTTATTTGATTAAAATAACCAGCTTTTAATCTTTGAGCAGTATTTTGTCTAATTTCTTTACGAGTGCCCCCAGTTGCTTCTTCACCATAAAGTGCTTTATAGTTAGCAAGTTCTTTTCTTATTTCTTTTTTATAAGCATTGCCATAAGTTGATGTTATTACCTGTCCATCTTTTGTAATATTTCCATCTGGATTTTTTATATACTTATTTTTTAATACTTTAACTTCACCTTCAATCCTCGACTTCTTTAGTTCGTCTTGCCCTATTTTTTTCCTAACATCTACTAATCCTTTATTTGTTTTTGCTAAGTCAGCAGTCGCATCAACTTGAGCTTGTTCTGCTGCTACTCTAGTAGCGGTAGAAGCAGTGGTTGGTCTACCAGCCCTAATATCTTTTTGTTCAGCTTTTATTGCCTTTTTTAATTCAGCGTCTTTTTGAGCCAAAGTTTTTATTTGCTTTTGTTTTTCCTCGTTCAAAAGTTTTTCTAGTTTTATACCTACTACAATTTCTTTTTTTATAGGTGCAATTGTTTTTTGTAAGTCCACTACCTCTTTCTTAACTTTATTCATATCTTCTACAACAGCTATTGCCTGTTGTCTATTTTGATCTTTTCCAGCAGCACTTGTTGGTATTCTAAGTTGTCTTTCAACCTGTTTTGCAGTTACTATGTCCTCTTTTGTTAAACTTCCATAACCACCACTAGCAAATTTCTTTCTACCAGTCGTATTCATGTGATTTAAGTTGTGAACGCCAATCTGCTTTGTTTCATCTGGAGTATAGATGTATTCTCCTGGCATAACCAACGATGGAATAACCCCACCACTAGCCCTTCCAAGTCGAGATAAGTTTGAAGCACCTATACTGTTAACTGAAGATTTTTTAATTACATAAGAACCAATCGGCAAATCTAATGGAACACTATCAGTGTTACCAACTCCTGGGACTATACCGCCAATGGCCATTGGTGTTGGTGGTTTTTTAAATGATTCGTACACCGATAAATTTTTTAAAAAAATTGTCTCTGCTTTGCCTTGCTTATAAGTTGTTTTAGCGATTGAAGCTTGGTACAATAATGCTTTAGCTATAATTTCTTTGTCTGGAATCTGTTTTTTTGTTACTTTTGTTTCAATTAAATTTTTGTCATCCCTAAAATCTAATCCTTGTTCATTACCAAGTCTTTGATAACTTGTATTTGAACCTCCACGCCTTATTTTCATAGCAGTATCAGCTTCACCTAATCCACCAGCAATTTGATTGTATTGAGAATTATGGCCTTCACCTATTGGTACTTGAAAATACTTTTCTCCAAGTTTAGGAACAAAACCCTTTCTTCCGCCAACCTTAGGTTTACCAAAAGCTTTTGATACGGCACTATTGGCTCTTGTAGTAGCGGTTTTCACATTATTTGATTTATCAATTTCTTTTTGATAAGCAACTTTTCCAGCATTTAATATTCTTTGAGAATCTTCTCTATATTTGTCATAATTTCCTAATTGAACCCTTTTTATTTGTCCAACAATTTCAATATTGTCCTTTACTGCTTCTGTGTCATATAAATCATGTAATGCTATTTTACCTGTTTTTTTAATAGTATCTAATACTGTTCCACCAGGAGCAAAACGACTTCGTGGAATAACCAATTCACCTGGTTCTAACAATGCAGGAACCTTATCGCCCCTACCAACTCCTGGTACGACTCCACCCTTTGCCATTTTAATTATTCCACCAGAAGCTCTTCTTCCCCCAGTTGGCAAAAATGGAGAAAATGTACTTGGTTGACCCGCTGGTGCAGGAGAAAAAGCCGTACTACCAAACCCCTTTGCAAAACCAGTCAAGCTTTGAGCGATTTTTACTGCTGCAATAGCGGTTATAACTGGCAAAATTCCTTTTAAAGAATCGGCAAGTGCAATACCAGCAGAAGCAGCACCAAGAAGTAAATCTATGAGTGATCTAAACGAAGATGTATTAGTAAGATTTCTAATAAAATCTGCAAATTCTTCTTTAACCTTTTGTATTTTTACACCAAAAGCCTCTTGTGCTTGTGCAGCATTTAGAGCAAGAGAAGCACCACCTATTTGGGCGATACCTAAAGCTTTCTGTGCGACACCAAACTCTTGAATAAGTGGTATAACCTTGGAGATCTGCCTATATCCACCAAGTTCTTCAATAATGGCACTAAACCTTGGATCGGTAGATCTAAGCTCATTAAGAGCACCAGAAAGCCTTTTAACAGCCTCATATGGCCCAACAAACTGATTTGTAAGACCTAAATCGCCAGCAGATTTAGCTTCTTCTGCCGTATATCTTAGCTGTACGCCAATATCCTTAAGTGCTTCAACAGTTTCATTACGCTGCACCCTAGTAAATATGGTTCTAAGGCCAGTTCCAATACTTTCTGCACTTTCTCTAGTTGTTTGCCTAATCGATGTGAATAATGCTAAAAATTCATTTAAGTCACCACCAGCAGCTTTAAAAGCACCACCAGCTTTACGAACACCTTCAATTAAGTCTTGAGCTTCAACAGCAAATTCAGCAGCAACAGCATTGATTGCACCAAGTGCGTTACCCAAGTCTTTTGCACTTACATTAAACTGATTCATAACCGCAATAGCACCTTCGGTAGTATCTTTCAAATTATCAAAACTTGGGGATAATGCAGCTTGAGCCAATGCTTCAAGTGCTACCTTAGTGTCCGCTAAACTTAAGTTTGCTTGTTTTAATGTCACTGCCGTTGTAAGCAGTTCTTTGCTAGAAACGCCATAATTTTTTGAAAGTCTACTTACTTCATTACCCACAGCACCAACTTGTCCAACACTGTCTGTAGAAACCTGAGTTAGTCTAACCATTTCACGATCAAACTCTACAGCAGCAGTTAATGCTTGCTTTAGAGAAGATGTAAAAGCAATGATAGCTCCAGCAGTAACGGTAAAAGCTACAAATCTTTTAGCAGCTAAACCTGACTGTCTACCAAACTGTTCCATAGCAGTACTAGCTTCTGCTGCTTGTACTCTAATGTATTTTAAACTATCTGCATCATTTTTTGGTATACCCAAAGATACTGCACCAACATCTTTTAATTGACTATTGATAGTGTTAGCAGCATTTTTTAAAGATGCCGTATTTAGTGCTACGCTTAATTGTGCCGTTAAATTAAAAGCCATTTTTTCACCCCAATAAAAAAGGGCAGGGAATAAGCGTAAATGTACGATTACTCACTACCCATCTTTGAAGATACTGTCCGTTATTACTTACTTTCGACAGGCTCAACTGCTTGAACCTTTTCAACTGTCTCAACCTTTTCGGATTTCTCAGCCAAGGGCTTGCCTTCGTCATCCAAGAATGGAGTAAATTCAACAATATACTCCCCCTTTTCATCAACCAGATTGCCATGAATATCAATTAGTTCATCTTTTTCATTGATATATCTGCCATCTTTGTTGACCAATCTTCCTTCGGAATCAACCCTGTGGCCACTTTTATTAACAAAATTCAAGTCTTGATCTACAAAATTATACTTCTTAAGAAATTCATTCTCTGGAAGCTTTTTTTCATAGTCTGGATCAAGGTTATACAGCATCAACGCTAGGTTACTTGCTGCTGGATTAGTTACTGGGTCATCATCCCTATTTAGATAATCTTCATAATTAGCATAATAAGTTTTACCCGTATCTGAATACACCGTACAAGCACTAACCCAGTAGTTGAATTGAGCATTATCTGCTTGACCTTCAGCAGTATTTGAATCTAACGAAGAACGCTCAGATGTAAGCGACCTAAGTTCAGACCTGTCTTTCTTCATTTGGAGTGCTAAGTCCTTTGCCTCAGACAGTTTAATACCGCCAGACTTGATCTTTCTTTCATTAGAATTAATTTTTTCAACTAATTTTTTATACTGAGCTTCCTTGCTATCATCCCACAAGTTCTGCTCTCGCATAACATTGTTTACTTTAGCACGAAGGATAGCACCTGATTCGACTGCATCCCGAAATGCCTTATTGTATGTCTTCTGCCCCTCTTGTCGTTGTTTGACATTAGGGCGAATTACGCACAATTCCATCTCTTTACTATCAAGAGTTACCTTAAAAACCTTCTTGTTATCGTTGACACTCATCTTTGTCCTCCTTTGTTTTTAGAAAAGTCTGGTGTCTATTCCAAGAAATCAAATACTGGCCCATCTCATTTTCTACTGCTCTTATTTGATGATTGCCGTTATTGAGTACTGCCGTTCTACATTCTTCCCATAATTGCTTCCATTCCAACTGTTCGTCTGTCAATTCACTTTCTGGCAAGCGATGCCCCCAAAGCTCTCCAAAATTTTGCTCAAAAGAAGATAACGCACCAATAAAGGCAGTCCTAACTTTTGTGCTAGTAATTTTAAAAAGCCTAGCTCTTGAATCTGTTTGATATTTTTTTTTGCCTTTTTCATTTTCCTCCTGACTTAATCTTAACGCATCTTGCATCTGTTTTTCAACATCCATTTTTATCTCCTTAATTTATTAGATTGCATTTGTAAATTAAGTTTTGTATCTGGCATGTCTGCTTCGTTTAAAAAGCCCTTTTGTTGAATCATTTTCAATCTTTGTCTTTTTATATTTTTTGCATTGTCATCATTCAATGAATCAATTCTTTCCCGATCACTTCTCGATTGCCCTATAACAAAAACTTCTCCACTATTCTTAATCTTATCATTAGATATCAGGTCTTCTACTTGTAATTTTGTTTGATTTTTCTGTCTTTCTTTTCTTTGCACAATCATCCACCCATCTATCAAATCATCATCGTCAACTATTTCATGCTGTGGACAACTTGGGTGTTCATAAATATTATCATACATAGTAGACCAAATCACCAAAGATTTTTGATCTTCTGTTAAATCTACGGTCGGAACACCAAAAACTTCTCGTTCACACTTCTTGCAGGACCAAGTAGATCTCCAAGGCTCTGTTCTAGCCATCTCTCTAAAGTCTTGTTCGCTTATTCTACTGTCTATAAAAATTGTTGTAGCTTCTTCTAGTAGTGGTTCTACATTTTTCCAAAAGTCATCGTTTTCCCAAACTCTAGTTCCATCTTCGTGATATAGACTTTTACCAACCAGATAACGAATCCTCATCATTGAGGCTGTTCCAGAACATGATAAGTGATTGTAAGAATTTTTTTGTTCTAGTAACTCAGAGAGTTTTTCTTTTGCCATACTTAAAAATTTTCTGAGCACTTTTCTTTCTTCAGATTTGAAAGCTGCTTGAAAAAGTTTTACCTTATAGTCTTCTATGTCTTGTTGGACTTGTTTTAAATCGTTTTCTTTTTCTTCAGACCAAATTGAGTTTTCGTATAAAAATTCTTTTATTTCTTTATCGTTATATAATCCATCTAATTCAGCATCTCGCAATGCTTCTAAAAATATCTCTTGTGCGATATGTCTTGTGTGGCGATCTGGTTGTTTTATTAGATAAACTTTTTCGTTTACTTTGCAACGAAAAAATCCAGAAATGATTCTACTAATGTAGAGTTCCTTTATTGCCTGTTCCATCCAATGTTCCTAAAAATTAAAGGAGTCGCAAGGGTTAGTTGCGACTCGTTTATTAAAATCAATTAACCGTTAGACAAAATTACCTGGGTCTTTGGTGTGCGTAACCTTGAAATCATTAAAGGTCTGGAAGCTATAAGTAACAGTAGCATTGCCACCGTCAGTTCCACCACCTTGATAATTTGCAGATTGTAACTTGTTCTTACCACCAAGATCAATAGTAGTACCTTCGGTTAAAACTAACTTAATAGTTTCATCGGTAAGGTTTTGACCATTGCCAAGAGTGCCTTCTTCAGTTGCACTAACTTGATCACCATTCTTGGTTATGATTGCCAATTCGCAAGTAACTGCTACTGGGAATTTAACATAACGGAAATATGGTGCTTTGCGACCAAGCTCAAGAATCTGTTCACGACCAAGATTAGCGGAGGTCGAAAAAGATTGGAAAGATGCTTTATAGCACTTGAGAACATCATCTATGGTATTTAAGCCTGATGCATTGATACCTGGAATAAGCTTTGGAAACAATGATTCAGCCATGTTAACATGTTGTCTGCGAGCAATACCAGAGGCAATTTGACTAGCAGGAGCAGTGTCATCATATGGATCAGCATCCCAAGTGCTTCCTGGATTATTGCCTGTTCCAGGATTATCTGCTGGTTCAAAATCAGCGGTCCAAGTAGTACCAGTTGACCAAGTTTTATTATTTGCAACCAAGGTTACTGATTCAGTAGCGTTTCCGTCTACTGCAACCTTGTAACTAACTTGGCTAACAAAACAACCAGAGATAAAGCAAGTTGTGATTGGTGTTCCAGAAGCAGCTTCTTGAGTGTCATCAGTAATAGAAAGTGCTAGGCCAGCTTTTGCATTAGATCTACCAACAAGGGTAGCACTAGTAGAACCATCACTGGTAGCAAGATGATAAATCAATGGGAAACCATCAAGAACTTTTTCAAGAGTTACTTCAACATCTGGAATATTTTCGATGTTTTCATAAATTGAAATCATACCGATTTCAAAAACTTGTTCAAGATTAAAAGTGGTATTAATACCAACACTTTGCAAACCACGAATTTCACGGAAATTTGCATCAGAAAGTTCAACACCGTCACCGCCAATACCTACAGCTTGGCAAGCATAAAAAATTCTTCTATTTGACATTTCTTTTCTCCTAAGTATATTGTCTGTCCAAACAAGACTGCCCCTCACTTAAGAAATACACCAAAATCATAAAGAATCTATTGAGAAAGTAACCCTAATGGTTGCTGCAAACATTGGTGGAGCAGTAATTTGTTCCTGAGATCTTATTTTATCCCAAGAAACAGGCTGTAAACTGTATCCAGTAGTCAACATTTGATCATATGTTATACCAGAAGGTGCTATATTGCCCTCAAAATTAAGAGGGTACTTATTATCTGACAACAATTTTTTCTTATTTATTAAAGATATCCTTTTTTGATACTGATTTACAATTATGTCATGTATTTGTTTTCTATCCCAAGGCGTTTCCGCTATAACATGCATAAAAACATCTTGATAATGAGTCCTATTTATAGATCCAAGTTCATATGGTTTCATATTTACTGCTGGCAATGACTCTAAAACAACGGCAGGAAGCTGCACCCTATTCATTGCTAATATATCCCAAGTTCCAGAACCTTTCTGAGAAAATTGAACATCATCTCCACGAAAACTATTAAATTGTACAGACTGAAACCAATTAGTGTCTGATGATGCAACCCTAACATTTCTATATGAATGAGCACATTTAACAACTGAAGTTGCTGGTAGTGCTGTATTAAATACTATTTTGCCTTCTGGATAATTTATTTTAAAACCAGAAGGGCCAGTTGAAGTGTTTGGATAAAAAGTGCTATTTACAAAAACACCACTAATAGATATTGGCTGAGTTGTATAATCAACAGATGACTCCCAAACCCATTCAGATCTTACGCCTTCCCAAGCTTTTCCTGATGTGTACCTTGGATCTCTTGCCAATCTAAGCTTGTAAGGCTCAAAAGAATGTGAGCCAACACCAGAGGGGTATGTTCCAGTAGGTATAACAACATTGGTAAAAGCACCAATATTTAAAAAAGCTGCTTGCATAAACATATAAACAGACGATTCTAATGTGTCTGAAAATAATGGATCGCCATAATTAACAACTCCAGCAAATTTTGATAGTGTTCCCATTATTCACCTATATATTTATATAATCTTTTATAACTTTTTGAAATAAGTTTGATATATTTCCTTCGACCCTTTTAAGAGATCTTGTTATCCAGTTATCGTCTTGTGTTCCAGCATAATCAGGGTCAATACTAAATCCTTTAGTTTTTGATTTAACCATAATAGCCTGTCCAGTCCTTGATGTGTCAAAAAATCCGTACATAACCCTATATCCAGAAATGACTTCAGATGTTCCAGCAGTGAGAAGCCAATCTAACCAATCGACTTTTCCACCCTTAGATTGATAAGAACCCATTGGTAAAGACAATATTGGTTGTATGCCGTCTTTTAAAACGGTCAATCCTATTCCACCCAAATCATCCCTTCTTGCTGGAAGTTTCCTAAGTTGTATTGAACTTGAGACTAGTTCAACTATTTGTTCTGCCACTTGTCCAACATTTGCTAAACCAACATCATAATAAAGAATGCCATCAATATGATTTAAAAGCTCTAAATAAACAATATCTTGTCTTAAAGCTGTTTTTATTTCTTGCACAAAAAGAGTTCTAGTTTTTGTAATAGCAAAACTAATAGATTGGCCTACAACTTTTACAACTTCTTTGTTTGCAGCACTATAAAATTCATTTTCATCAATTCTGACTGTAAATTTATTCATTTAAGCACCCACCCTGCTCCACATTCCTACCCAATACCTATTTTGAACTATATTTCCTTGATCAATAGGCTCACCATACAGTTCATATGTAAATCTTACCATAGGTTCTAGGCTTATCTGTACAATTAGTTTCCTTGATTGCAAAACATCTGGCAAATTTGAAACATATCCCTTTGTTTGTATCATCCCCGAAGGAACTTGAAGGTTGGAAGGCATCTTAACAAACCATTCTGAAGGGCTATTTCCGATAAGAAGCTTTATTGGCTTTGTTATTTGTTTAAAATGATAGCCAGAACCATTGCAAGAAGGGCAAATAGAACCATTTGGAAATGGTATAGAACCGCCATTTATCCAATAGTTTGATGATTTATTTCCAATTGGGTCTAAAACACAATTTTCACATATCTCTGGAAGTTCTGGATATAAAAGAAGGCATTCTTTACCAAGCTGATCTATTAGATCGTCTATAGCATCTTGGGCGATTTGTTTGACATCAGCAGAAAGCGTAAATAATTTTGCCATGATGGTGTACTCCTTACAATAAATACACCGATAAAAACCTATGCCTTTACTGCTATTAAACACTTATCTGAAATAAACTGGATCTTGTAGTCTGCAACATCATAAAAAACTTCTTTAATATCTTCTTCTGGATGAGTGATTATTAAGATATCTCCACTTCTTAAAAACGATGCCTGTTTTTCATAGGCAAAGTCTTTTAAGTAATCTGGAATATTATCATAGTTGATTAACAATGCTCTTCCACCATCTTCTGGAGCTTCTATAGTTTCATCTAGGTCTGCAACAATAAAATTAGCATAACCAAATACATCAAGTTCTTTTTTAAGAGTTTCTTTATCTTGGTTTTGAAAGTCGTAGACCCTTACAATACCAAGACCCTTTTGGCAAAGAGCCAATGTCGTTTGAAGAGATGTAGAAGAAACATCTAAACACCACCTATCTTTTGATGCCCAAACAATTTCCCTGATATCACAAAAATCTAAACCTCCAGATACATTATCTAAATGATTCAAGTTTGGATTTACCCTATATGAAATTTCTTTTTTCGTTAAAACAAATGGTGCAACATTGTTTCTTTTTGCAACATCTGATAATTTTAAATTTTGATTTTTATTTAATATAATTCTTGCAAAATCTTTGCTTATGATTAAAGAGGCACTATTATCTATATCTACATCATCTGCAATCCTATATGAGAAAAAGTCATTTTTTCTTTTCAAGGAATTTTTTTCAATTTCATTTAAAGATGCTATTTTTAAAGTCTTTTGCTTAATAACAATCCACTCATCAATCTTTTCTATTGTTTTTGGATCAATGTTTTCACCAGACTTTACAATTAAGCAATAATTTTCATCCCTAGAAACAAAATCATTCATGACTGAAATAAAAGATTTGTCTTCTAAGCTTATTTTAGGATACGACCAATTAAAATTTTTATAAGTTTCACTGTTTTCATCGTCTAATATATAGGCAACTTTACTTGTTTTATAGTCTTTGGCAGGAGAAATTGACATTGGTGTTCCTAGAGCTTTTGAAAACTCTTTAAGTATTTCACCTATTTGATTTGCGTTTAAAGACTTTTTGAAAAACTCTAAAACTTCCTGATAGTTCATTCCTAATTCAGACCATCCAATTAAATAATTTATAATCCTGTCTTTAATATCTAATGGATATGGAACACCTTTTGGTCTTGCAAATCTATGAATCCATTTTAACCAAGATAAACATATGGATTTTCCACCATTCTGCCTTGCTTTTTCTTGAATATATCCTTCTTCGCCACCAAAACCACGAAATTTAGAATTAAATTTTGGCCAAGCATCTTTTCTCATACAGAATAATCCAAGACCCTGCATAGGTATTTCAAATTTTTCTTGAGTTAAATGTCTAGGGTCTGTTTCCCAAGTTCCATACATTTGTCCACGCCACTCAGGTTTAAAATGGGTAGATATATTTTTTTGATCATCGTAGAGCAATGGGCCTTGAATCATATCTTTGGTGTCAATGTTTGCATAAAGATATTCTTTTAGTTTTTTAACAGCATCCTTGACCAATAAAACATGGCAGTCAATACACATTACAAATTTACCAGTTGCTAATTCAAATACATGATTTCTTGAAGCAGATGTTCCAACTTTATCTGGCCTATGAAAATATTTTGCACCAAGAGCATTGCAAGCACTTGCTGTATCTTTGCAAGATTCTTTTTTGGTGTCAACTACAACTAGCTCTACATCTTGTAAATCTTGATATGCTTTCAAAGCTTGTAAAGTGAAATAAACCCCATCAAAATCATCGTATGTTGCCATGCCAATTGTAAGAATCATATTTCCTCCTTTTATTTCCTAAAACAAAAAGGCTGCTGTACCTTTGTATGATACAACAGCCAATATAGATGATCAATACTTTTTTTAACCTTCTTTTGCAATAAATCGAGCACCACTTGTGGCACAAATGATGTTGACGGTAGAAGATGGAACAAAAACACTATCAAAGATTAAATTGCCACTTGCTGGTATTTTAAAAGAAGAAGTGGTATTTGCTGGTATTCCAAAATCTACATACATAGCATTTGCTGACTCATTTTGAAAATACAAATAATGCCTGTCATCATTAGTAGAAAATATTTGTTGACTTGCATTAGAAGCAACTATGGTTGAAGAACCATCTGCGAAAACTGTTGGTCTTGAAATATCAACAACTGGAATACCAAAGTTTTTTTCGATATATGGATAATCCAAAGTGTCTAATTTTGTGGATCTCCCTTCGCTAACATAATTGATTATTTGACCACTTGGGTTTCCTTCGGTGGGATTAATCGTTGAATAACCATTTACTATACCAGCACCAATAATGTGAACAGTTCCCATGTGAAAAAACCCTCGTTATGGAATAAAGTTTCTACCATCTCTACTGTAAGGATAGTATGCTATATCTCTAAAGCCAGCAAAAACTCTGAATGGAGTCATAATGGCTGCACCAGCAATTGCCCCATTTCTATTTGCTTGATATTCTAACTTGGTGTCATCATATACTGAACACCAGCCCTTTTCAAGCAATTTAAGCCTACCATCCATAGTTCCACGAAGATCAATAGAAGAACTACCATCTCTAATAGCAATTCCTTGACCAACAGATTTTCTAGTTTCTCCACGCTCTATTAAACATGCTGCTTTTATACAAACTAAATTTATAAAATTTTCATCTCTAGTTGAATCTCTATCTACTGGACTTGGCTCAATAGTTAAAGCTTGAATATCAACCCTAAATTTATTAGGAAAATTTAATTCATTTGTAACCAATTGGGCAGCTACTGCCAAAACTTGCGTAAGTCTTTTGTCATTATATGTTTGTGGCGATGAAAGATCGTCTATCAAAACCCTTAACAGTGTTATGAATTCTGCTTGCCAGTACATAATCACCTCATTATTTAGCAATAATTACAACTAATAATACACCGTATTCTAATCAGTAAATGGTGGAACGATTATAATATTGCCAACCACTAGGGTTATTGTATGACCATTTGACAAAACTGACCTAAATTCATAAGACCATCTACCAGCACCAATTTGTTGTAATTCTTCATTACTCAACTCAACCCTTAAAGATGTTGTGTTAAGCAATTGTGCTGCCTTAGTAAATGTTGGCATTGAATCAATTATAAAGTTGGTAGAAGAACCAGTTAAATCTGGCCAATATACAGAAGTTATATCTATAGACCTAGATTCTTGAACTAAATAATCATCAGTTAATCTTAACTCTATAGGATCTGCTGGATTGATCGGTATTGGGTTTGTCAGTGTAGGAACTCCAGTTCCAGTAGAACTACACCTTGTGCTAACTTTAACATCTATGTTTTCATACTCTTCTGGATTAATAGCTAAAGCACCAAGAAATTCAATACCGCAATAAAATTTGATAGCACCTCTAAAAGATGCTGGTATTGTTGGAGTAAATAAAAAGTAGCCGTTAGTTAAATTTACAAATCCAGTTGTATACGGAGCACTATAATTTGTTCCATTTTCGTTTATTAATTGTGCAGATAAAGTTGTACAGTTTTCATACTTTTTGCCAAAAGATAAACTTATACCGATTTCAAATGCCATGTTAATCTCCAAAAGCAGGAGTTATAATTAAATTCCCAATAGTCAATGTCACAATATGCCCACTTAGAAAAACTGCCCTTATTTCGTAAGACCATCTTCCAGCACCAATATTAGATAATTGAAGATGATCAAGCTCTAATCTAATTGTGGTTGTATTTATAGCTAAACAATTTTTAACAAAATTTATTTTACCATCTACAAAAAACAAAATTGTTAAATTATTTAATACTGGATAATCATTAGATATAAAATCTATCGCTCTTCCATCTACATCGTAGTAATCATCAGTAGCCCTTAATTCTAAGGTTTCTCCAGAATTATATTTTATTGAATTTATATTTGGGGCTAATGTTGTCGTAGTTGTAGTAACTGGTGCAGAAGTAGTCGTTATTGGAGTTACCGTAGTAGTAGTAGTCGTTGGACTTGCAGTCGTTGTAGTTGGTGCTGAAGTCGTAGTCGTTGTGGTAGTTGGACTAACGGTTGTAGTCGTTGTAGTCGGTGCTGAAGTAGTCGTTGTAGTCGTTGTAGTCGTTGTAGTTGGTGCTGAAGTAGTCGTTGTAGAAGTTGTAGTCGTTGTATTTGGATCTGAAGTCGTTGTAGTGGTATTTGGGTCTGTAGTTGTTGTGGTTCCTTCAATCACATCAACCGTAAATGCAAAAGATGAACCATCATTCATGTAAAAATTTATTACATATGTTCCAACTGGAGGCGATATAAATTTATAATAAGCAAAATTATCAGGTATACATGGATATTCTTGTTGATTTAAAAGATAGAATTTACTTCCGATTGTACCAGTAGTAACAAATTCCATTAAGGCATATTGATTATTTACCTTTTCATATATACCATATGTATTTTCTGGCGAAGGCAATGGATACCAAGGCCACTGCGTAACAGTACTAAAATTTTCACTATTTACATTTACTTGATATATATCCCTAACCCTAAATTTAAGCTCTAATGTTTCTGAAGTGCCTATAGTAAACGATGTTTTAGGTGGAATTTCATCTTGATCAAAGTTGTTTGGATCTACCCAATGAGCCAAAGAATAATCACATTGTGGATTTGATGTTGTACTAGTTGTAGTTGTAGTTGTAGTTGTGGTAGTCGTTGTAGTTGTGGTAGTTGTGGTTGTTGGAGCAGGGATACAAAAGCCATTTACGCAATCTGGATAAGATTCTGGAGGACAGTTGTAACCACATGATCCACAATTATATTTGTCGCTTAGTATATCTATACATATTCCATTGCAACATGCTTCTCCTGCACCACAAACTATTCCACAATCACCACAATTATTTATGTTATATTTAAACTCTGTTATTGTTCCGTTGCAACATTTTTGAAAACTAGTAACAAGAGATGGGTCTGGAAGACATTGGCCTTGACAACAAACATTTGGTGAAACACAATATTCGCCACAACTACCACAATTAAAAGGATCTGACTCTAAATCTGCACAATAATTTGTAAAAACATCTCCGTTTTGCGTACAACAATCTTGACCGCTTGGGCAAGCATTTTCACATGAACCACAAGTTGATCCAGATCTACCAGACACTAGTTGTCCATCACAACAAATCATTTGATCAAAACTAAATATGTTGTAACAATTTCCACCACAACAATCCCAACCTGGTTCAAAACCACAAAAAACCCCATAACATGGATCAGGATTTGTAGTCGTTGTAGTCGTTGTAGGTGCTGAAGTAGTCGTTGTGGTAGTTGGACTAGCAGTTGTAGTCGTAGTAGTTGGACTTGCAGTCGTAGTAGTCGGTGCTGAAGTAGTCGTTGTGGTAGTTGGACTAACGGTTGTAGTCGTTGTAGTTGGTGCTGAAGTAGTCGTTATAATAATTGGACTAGCAGTTGTAGTAGTCGGTGCTGAAGTCGTAGTCGTTGTGGTAGTTGGACTAACGGTTGTAGTAGTTGTTGTTGGACTAGTGGTTGTAGTCGTAGTAGTCGGTGCTGAAGTAGTCGTTGTAGTTGGACTAGCGGTTGTTGTAGTTGTGGTAGTTGGACTTGCCGTTGTGGTCGTTGTAGTTGTTGGACTAGCGGTTGTGGTGGCATCATAGGTGCATGTGTCAGAATAGTATACCCAAAACTTCCAACCCATATAATTTGAAACCGCATAAGTACATTGACCAGAACAACCTTGTGGGCAATCATAATTTGAAAGTGTTCCGTATGGAGTATTATCAGGATCAGAAACCAAACCAAGATATTCTGAACACGGTGGAGAAGGACATGGTGGTATTGAAGTAGTCGTTGTAGTCGTTGTAGCATCATCAGACACAAAAGAATAGCAGGGGGCTGAAGCACTTTCAGTAAAATGAGATCCATCATAAGATGGGAAATCACAAATGCAACTATTGCCATTGCCACAATCACTCATTTGATACCAATACCCTGCTGGACCAGCCCATGACCAATTGCAAGTATTAAAACATGTTGTGGTTTCAGTACACACACCGTCTTTACATCTATATGGTGCAACACACACATTACCGCATGATCCACAATTATTATCATCAGACGATCCAGGGTTTCCTAGATTCCAATAGTCAAGAGAAATTGATCCATAAATACCATCATTATTAAGATCGCAACAGACCGTACCTTCTGGCACTGAATCGCCACAAGATGCACAGTTTTCATTTGTTCCCAATGTAATACAATTTCCATCACAACAAACTTCTCCTTCTTCACAAATTATTCCACAACCACCACAATTATTATTGTTAGAAAGCAAATCTGTGCATGTTAATCCACCACAACAATCTTCAGCAGGAAATGGCAAACATGCATCTCCACACTCACTACAATTATATCGATCTTTAGGTCTACAGTATCCAGCACAATTCCATTCTCCAGGAGCACAAGGATTTGGAGTAGTTGTAGTTGTAGTAGTGGTATTAGTAGTAGTCGTTGTAGTCGTTGTAGTCGTTGTGGATTGCTCAATACATATCAACTTGTATGCAGTTCCAAATCCGTTATATCCTGGAATTATTTCAGATACAACATATGTTCCATTTGTGCTACTTAATCCAGCACCACCCATATTTAATGTTACATGTTCTCCAATTGCAAATGTAACACCACTATGATTTGCACCTGATGAAAGAATAGAGTAACTTGGGCTAACCAGATAACCAGTATAATGAATGGCATCATCCATCACGCCACCATACCAAACATTTCCATTTTCACCAGAAACAATACCACTAGCAGTGTTATATGAATAAGCAGTAGCATCCCAAGCTGAAAAACAGCTTGAATCAGGAGAAGCAGTGGTAGTAGTTGGAGTAGTTGTAGTAGTGGGTTGTGGTGTGGTTGGATCTGGAGTTTCAGTAGTGGTTGGTGTACTAGTAGTGGTTGGTGTACTAGTAGTAGTTGGTGTACTAGTAGTAGTTGGTGTGCCAGTAGTAGTTACAGTAGTTGGAGTTATTGCATCTGCACAAATATATCCTTCTCCCGCAACAAATTCTCCACCAGTAGCACATTGGCAACCAGTAGGACAGGTTCTTGGAACTGGCAATGCTGCGGGATCACAATATCTTGTTGAACATGCAACATCACGGTAAATCTTTAATCCTTCATTTACTTTCCAATTTAAACTTCCATCTTTTTCTATTGCTGTATAAGAACAATCACCAAAAAGAAAAATCTCACCTTCATAAGATGGATTAATGCCCAAGCTCAGTAGATCAACACAATTAGGCATTTTTAACCCTTAAGAATTGGGTTATTGTTTTTAGATTGAAAAAAATTCATTTTGTGCAAACCCATTTATATATATGTAACTACACTCATTGCTATTTAATACAGTATACTCTATAGCAACAGTGGTGTCATTTGTATAAACAACTTCATTCTGCATTGACTGTTTCATTTTTTTGTCTTTTTATTTCGTGCAATTCCCTAGTGTTCAACAGTATCTGATTAAGTATACCCATAGTATTTTCTTGGCTTTTAACTACATTTTCTAATCCAACTTCTAGCCTATCTATAAATTTGATGTGTCTTTCATGCAAAGGGAGAATGATCTTCTCACCCAACCAAGTGGATGCTTTGTAAGTTGTCCAAACAAAGAATATTAAAAAGCTGCAAGAAACACCAAGTCGTTCAATTAATAGGATAAAGTCTTTGTCATCCATTGTTCTAACCCCCAAATAATGTAGTTGTGCCTACATTAAATTACACCTAGCTCTTCAATTGTGGTAGCATCTGCGACAGCTTTTCGTCTGGCAGCAAAGGAACTAGCCATATTGGAGCGAGCTTGGCCATATTGGAGAAGGAGAAGGGTCATTTCTTCTATGGTGGCAAAGCCAATGGGTGTATTAGCCATACTGATTAGTTGAGGAAGTTCTAAGCCCAATGCTGCTGCCTCTTTTGCAAGAGAGAACACACCTACGAGAAGTGCTACATCAGAGGGGGTAATGCCTAGATGGTAGCCTTGACCAGAATCCCAACCGATTTTTTCTAGTGCAAGCCATTCATTGTTTATTTCTTGTAGTTTTCTAGCTTTAGCTTGAGATAGCTCGTCTGGAGCAGCGTCTGGAATGTAATCCCATGCTCTATTGATTAGGCTGCTGATTAATGCCCCATCTTCAGACCCTATACTAATAGGCATTCTTATCATTTTAGATATGTTATTCTCATCTACCGCATTTAGGGCTACAGAATAATCATTATCACGAACAATAATGCTTACACTAACTTGATTTAACATTGCATTCTCCTAAACTTTTATTATGTAATTCACCACAACACATGGTGGTATAATTGCATGTCTACTATCACTACCAGCAGCGACATTAGAAATTGATGGCGTAAATGGATGAGTGTGATCTGCTACTGTGTTGGTGATGGTTGCTGAGGTGGTAAAACCCCATTGAGAACCACCCGCAACAGCTAGGTTGTTAGTTCCTAAACCAGCATTTCCTATACTTCCTGATGGGGTATGGCTATGACTGCCAGCGTTCCCTGTGCTACCACCACTTACCGTGTTAGCGTGTGTATGTGATGCCAATTCTGCTGTAGTAAGCAAATGAGTTTCTTCACCTAACCATTGTCCTACTGTTCTAGCTGTTTGTGATGAGCCACTAACTGCTCCAGAACCAGAAGTATTTAATCCAGTTCCAGTTCCAGCACCCATAGCAAATCTGCCACGCATGTCTGGTAAAGTAAATGTGGTGTTAGAATTACCAGCACCATAAGTAGTTCCAATAATTTTAAATAAGTCGCTGTAAGCACTTCTGCTAACAGTACTTCCGTCACAAACAAGCCATCCATTAGGGGCGGTAGAGCCAGCAAACATTTGAATAATCCCAACAGGAATTACAGAAGGCTGAACTGCTTGAAATGCAGAGCCTTTTGGAGAGTTAGTCGGTGTCATTCCGTAACTAAATGCTCCTGGCATTAGTAACTACCTCCCATTACACAAACTTGCAATGCGGTAGTACTAGCAGTAGTAGTAACACTAACAGATGCAAAAAGCTTAAATGTAGATGGTAAAACAAGAGGATTGGCAAAAGTCAAAGTAGTTGTAAATCCAGCTACAGTAGTTGAAGGAGTTACAGCGGTCACAAGTATTTCTGTAAACAAATAAGCTGTAGTACCATCCCATACCCATATGCCTACGATATTGCCAGCAGTAGGTGCTGTAAAAGCGGTAGAACAAGCATTAACTTGAATGGCATCAATTCTTAATCCATTAGTAGAAGTTGGTACAACCTCCACAATATTTGCTGCTGCAAGACTAGCTGTTGCTGTTGGGCCTCTAGTTGTACAAGCTGTTTGTGCTGCAAGAGTTTTTGCAACAAAGTAAGGTGCTTGAGCAAAGATAGGCGTTGATGTGACTGGCATTATAAACCTCCAAAATTAGTGGCTAGAAAAATAGTGTCTGCGGTTCCAGTTAAACCTTGTGAACCTTGTTCCCCTTGGTTGCCTTGTGACCCTTGGTCACCCTGACTACCTTGTAAACCTTGATTTCCCTGATTGCCTTGTGGCCCTTGATCACCTTGGTTTCCTGTTCCAGTTACACCTTGGTAACCTTGGTTACCTTGATTGCCTGTTCCAGTTACACCTTGAAAACCTTGTGATCCCTGCGAACCAACTTGGCCTTGAATACCTTGAAAACCTTGTGCCCCTGTTGGTCCTGTTTCTCCCTGTTCTCCTGATCCTGATGGTGCTGGAGTTGTAATTACACATTCACACTCTCCAGTATCGCCCTTGACACCTTGTCTACCTTGATTTCCTTCAAAACCTTGTCTTCCTTGACTTCCTTGAAAACCATCATAGCCTTGATAACCTTGAAAACCTTGAACACCCTGATTTCCTTGCTCTCCTTGATATCCCCTTGCCCCAGTTAAACCTTGTTGACCTTGTTCTCCCTGATCTCCTTGTGGACCTCTGATTTGCCCAATGTTTTCCCAATAAATAGGAGAAATATCTGTGTATATTAAACCATCGCCAATAGCAGCAACTCGACCACTTGGGTCAGGACATGGATATGTTGCAGTGCCTTGATTTACATCTGTTAATACCCAAATGTTATGTAAGATGGCCCCAACAGTTTCATTGTTGAATACATTTTGCCAACTGTCAGAACCTATGATTACAGAACCATCTCCCACATCGCCTTGATAACCTTGATCTCCCTGATTTCCTTGATACCCCTGATTTCCGCTATAACCTTGTTCGCCTTGTTCACCTAATCCTTGATAGCCTTGATCGCCCTGTTCTCCTTTATTTCCTTGATCTCCCTGACTGCCATTTGATCCTTGATTTCCTTGATTTCCAGTAGCTCCAACAACGCCTTGGTGTCCTTGGAATCCTTGTGATCCAAAAGTGCCTTGATCTCCTTGATCTCCTTGATCTCCTTTTAATCCTTGAAATCCCTGATCGCCTTGATTTCCTTGATTTCCTTGATAACCTTGATCTCCCTGATCTCCCTGATCTCCATAAAATCCTTGATTACCTTGACTGCCTTGATCTCCATAAACACCTTGATCTCCTTGATCGCCTTGATTGCCTTGATCGCCCTGATAACCTTGATCTCCATAAGTTCCTTGATATCCTTGAAATCCTTGAAATCCAGTTGTTCCTATTTCACCTTGCTCTCCTTGCTCTCCTTGATTTCCTTGCTCGCCTTGAAAACCTTGTTCTCCTTGACTTCCTTGTATTCCTTGAAAACCTTGAAACCCTTGCTCCCCTTGAGTACTTTGAAAACCTTGGTTCCCTTGATTTCCTTGATCTCCTTGAGATCCTTGTGCTCCAGGAATACCTATAGAAACCCAACCAATATCATTGTATTCCCATGACCTTTCGCCAAATGTGTATATATCACCTAATTCTGGATCGTCAGGAAAATTTATTGGCATATCATATGTCCTAAGTTTTTATTATGTAGTTCAATGCCATACTTGGTTGCATATTGTCATGTGAATAACCACCACCAGTATTATTTGCATTGCTTATTGCTGGATTAAATGAGTGTGAGTGATTAATATTAGGGCTATCTCCAACTGTACAGTATTGGTTATATTCTGAACCACCATAAACTATAAGTCTTCCTTGATAACCACCACCAGTACCACCACCAAACCCATATGCCCCTCTTCCTATTTGTCCACCAGCAACCCAAACCGCAGAGTGTGAATGCACTTGATTAGCAGACATACCACCAGTACTACCACCATATACGACATTAGGATGAACATGTGATGGTATTTGACTAGCATTTAAAGTAATAGTTTCTGCTCCTACTTTAACAGACAGCCCTCTATTTGTTAAGCCAATTCCTTGCCCAACACCAATTATTGTTCTTCCTCTTAAATCTGGTACGCCAAATGTGCTACCATTTCCTGCACTATATGTTGTTCCAATTACAATAAATAATGCAGAATAAGTAACTCTAGAATAAGTGTTTGTACCATCACACAACAACCATCCAGCAGGAGCAGTGCTACCAGCGAAAGCAACTATTGATCCAGTTGGGGTTGAAACTGCTGCTGGTGAACTAACCCAATTTGTTCCATTACTTGTAAGCACATTTCCACTTGTTCCAACAGATGTAAGCCCAGTTCCACCAGAGCCAACAGTTAAAGTTGATGATAATCCACCAGCAGTAATTGTATTTTGATTTATCCAAGCTGGAGCAGCAGAACCATTTGACTTAAGTATTTGCCCACTAGTTCCAGCAGCAAGCATAGCTGTTGATCCAGAACCAGTTTGATATGCAATTTGTCCTGCACCACCACCAGAAATATTTATTGCTGTTGTAGCTGTACCAGTAGTATTTTGATTTAATGTCGGCACATCATCAGGAACTAAAGCCCTAAAAGACGGAACACCAGTAGAACCATTTGGTGATGCAAGAATAGTATTTGCTAATTGATTAACTAAACCTACTGTAAATCCACCAGCGGTAGTAACTGGAGAACCAGAAAGACTAAATATTGCTGGTACAGATAATGATATAGATGTTACCGATCCGCTAGATTGAAATCCTTGATTTCCTTGAATCCCAATTAAACCTTGATAACCTTGATATCCTTGTGAGCCATTTGTGCCACTAGAACCTTGTGATCCAGTACCACCAGTTTCACCTTGATATCCTTGATTTCCAAAAGATCCTTGAACGCCTTGATTCCCTTGACTTCCATTTGTTCCTTGGAATCCTTGAAAACCTTGTGTTCCAGTAGACCCAATTATTCCTTGTAATCCTTGTCTACCTTGATAACCCTGTTCGCCAACAAATCCTTGAACACCTTGATTTCCTTGTCTTCCTTGAAAGCCAATATCTCCTTGACTTCCTTGAACACCTTGGAAACCTTGCTCTCCCTGATATCCAATAATTCCTTGATTTCCTTGATTGCCTTGATCGCCTTGAAATCCTTGAACGCCTTGAATACCTTGAGAACCTTGTGGTCCTCTAATAGAGCCAACATTGTTCCAATAGATAGGAGCATTGCCAGTGTATGCTAAACCATTACCAATAGCAGCAATACCAACAGATGGGTTTGGACATCCTTCTGTTGCAGTTCCTTGTTCAGTGTCTGTAATTATCCAAACATCGCCAAGACTAGCACCAGAAGTTTCAACATTAAATATGTTTTCCCAAGTGTCAGAACCTCTAATGTTAACACCAGATCCTGTCTGACCTTGATAACCTTGATATCCCTGATGCCCTTGAATACCTTGGCTTCCTTGGTTCCCTTGAATACCTTGAAAACCTTGAAAACCTTGAAAACCCTGTTCTCCTTGATCTCCTTGAAGACCTTGATTTCCTTGATAGCCTTGAAAACCTTGTCTTCCTTGCAATCCTTGATACCCACTAAAACCTTGATAACCCTGATCTCCCTGTTCTCCTTGCGTACCTTGTCTTCCTTGAGATCCTTGATAGCCTATGTAACCTTGATTACCCCTATTTCCTTGTTCTCCTTGTTCTCCTTGATGTCCTTGATATCCTTGATGTCCTTGATATCCTTGATATCCCCTATTTCCTTGTTCTCCTTGTTCTCCTTGTTCACCCTGATAACCTTGATATCCTTGATCACCTTGATCACCTTGTCTGCCTTGTCTGCCTTGAGATCCTTGTAAACCAAAATATCCTTGATAGCCTTGATCGCCCTGTTCACCTTTGAATCCTTGGAATCCTTGATTGCCTATTACGCCCTGATTGCCTTGACTTCCTTGATATCCTTGATCACCTTGTTCACCTTGTTCACCTTGATTTCCTTGATTCCCTTGATCCCCTTTAGACACCAATAACGCCCAACCATTATTTGGTGGCGAAGAACCTAATGACCAAGCACCAATGTTTACTAATTGATAAAACGAACCCTGGTATGTAACCGCATCATTTAAAACATATGTTGTTAATGAAGACCAAGTGCCTATGTATGAAAATGGAACTTCACCTTGATAACCCTGATCACCTTGTCCACCTTGATTCCCTTGAGATCCTTGGAATCCTTGATGTCCTTGATATCCTTGATCTCCTTGATCTCCCTGATAACCTTGATCACCATAACTTCCTTGAGATCCTATGCCACCCTGTTCACCTTGTTCGCCCTGATAACCTTGTTGCCCTTGAAAACCCTGATAACCTTGGTCACCTTGAAAGCCTTGATATCCTTGAAAACCTTGAAGACCTTGTAGCCCCTGCAAGCCCTGACTTCCTTGAGAACCAGCACCTTGTACTCCTTGATAACCTTGTGACCCTATAGATCCAATAGGTTGAATCCAAATTCCAGTAACGCCATCATATATAAATATGTATATAATGCCTGTCGTTGTATCTAACCACATATCACCAGCATCTGGAGATGATGGGGCAGTAGCACTAGCAGTATATATGCCTCTATTTATTCCTTGATATCCCTGATAGCCAGTATCACCCTTATCACCAGTTCTTGCAAAAGTGAGCAATACTTCATCATCGTTAGAAAATGTTCCACTTCCAGATAAATAAGAAACTGTAACATCAAAGAAGCTAGGCTCTTCTTCTGAGGAATTGCTTATAGTGTAAAGTGCAAATACTGTAGAGTCATTTTTCTTAGATAGTTTAAAATGACCTTTCATAGTGCTTGTTGAAGCAGCTATGGTGTTTAAGAATAAAGATAAATCAATATTTGCATTATTTGGATTATCATCAATTATAAGATGCGTAGCTGATGCAAGAGAAGCATTGTTAAATCTTATGTAGTTGTCGCCTGGGTCGTTGATTGAATAATTATTTGTATCTATTTTATATTCAACTGTTACACCGCCAAAGCTACCAGTTGCTCCCTGATATCCTTGGTCGCCTTGATTTCCATAATTGCCTTGATCGCCTTGTAATCCCTGATAACCTTGTGATCCTTGATCACCTTGATTTCCCTGATCTCCTTGTGAACCTTGTTCACCCTGCCAACCTTGATCTCCTTGATCTCCTTGATTTCCTTGTTCTCCTTGCTCACCCTGTTCGCCTTGGAAACCTTGTTCGCCCTGATTTCCTTGAAAACCTTGTTCTCCTTGAAACCCTTGTTCACCTTGAAAACCTTGAAAACCTTGATCTCCTTGGAAACCTTGATCTCCTTGGAAACCTTGCTCACCCTGATTACCTTGTTCTCCTTGGAACCCTTGATCACCTTGTGAACCTTGTTCACCCTGTGAACCTTGATTTCCCTGATCTCCTTGAAAACCTTGAAATCCCTGTTCTCCTTGATTTCCTTGGAATCCTTGTTCACCTTGATCTCCTTGATTACCTTGAAATCCTTGATTACCTTGAAATCCTTGATCGCCCTGTTCACCTTGATTGCCTTGATGACCTTGTTCCCCTTGATCACCTTGAAAACCTTGTCCTTGAAAACCCTGTTCCCCTTGAGATCCTTGATCCCCTTGTTCGCCTTGTTCTCCTTGAAAACCTTGATCACCTTGTGACCCTTGCTGACCTTGGTTTCCTTGAAAACCTTGTTGCCCTTGAAAACCTTGATAACCTTGATAACCTTGTTCCCCTTGTGGTCCTTGATTACCCTGTTCTCCTTGATCTCCTTGGTCGCCTTGGTTTCCTTGGAAACCCTGTTCTCCCATTTGCCCTTGATGTCCTTGAACACCAATCATTCCTTGAATGCCTTGATTTCCTTGGGAACCCTGATCGCCTTGTGATCCTTGATTTCCAAAAATATCTGATGTGATAAAATTTTCACCATCAAAAAAAACGGCTTGTCCAGAGGCTGGTACTCCAGAAAAGTCGTCTTGATCTTGTATTCTTGTTATGTTTCTTTGGAAGTGCATATTTTGTTTTCTCCAAAGATAAATACACCATCTATTAAGTAATGGCTGGCCACTTTTTAATGGGGCAATCTTGAGTAGCCCAACTAGCTTTTATCTTCAAGTTGCATCCACATTTTGTACATGTCCAATTTGGATTGTCTTTATTGACTTCTGGACATGTGTCACAAACATTAAGTCTAATTTTTAATTGCTCATCTGTAACTTTTGGCATACCAGAAGCAACATGCTTAACAGCAGCTTTTGCAAAATTGGCAGCTTTTTCAAAAATATTAGGTTCTTTACTCATAGCATTCTCCTTAAGATTTTATCCTATGCTATTGTATTAAAAAAAACGACCCCAGTAAATACTGGAGTCGCTATTTTTTTTTAAAAACATGGTCTTAGAGTTGACCAATAAGTACCCTACGGTTATCAAGAACAGCGAAGCCGTGTTCTCCGAAACCATACATACCCATTCTACGCTGACGATGGAAAGTTGGGTCTTCAAACACTTCGATATCCTGACGAACAGGCATAACAAAGCTGTCTGCTTTTTCAAGATCAAGACCGATAGCAATTTCCAATTTGCCGTCAGAAAAAGTTCCGCTAAGAACATTTTCATAGTAGTCATTATAAGCTTGACCAACACCGAGTTCATCGATGTCGTGAAGGTTTACGCCAAAAACTTTGGTCAAACCATAGTCTTGACTTACGAAAATTTCACGCCTTGTGAAATCGTCAGCTTCACCAATATCCCAACTACGACAATCTTCCATAGATTCTGGAGAGAGATATAGGTCAGTAAGCTTACCACGATTAACGGAGGTGCTATTACCACCACCATTCCTACGCATAGAGGTTTTCATAAGAGCTACAAGCCTCTTGCTGAAAACGCCATCTGTGGCAGCAGCGTCATAAACGCCAATTCCACGACCTACGCCAGCAGCGAGGATAGTGTGCCAGCCATCGTTGTTCATTTTACGAACAAAGGAGGCTTCAAGAACTTGAAGAGCACGACCAACTAGATCCCAACGAGCATCCCTAGCATATCGCAAGGAGAAGTCGATAGAGGAACCAACTTCGAAAGTTGGAACCATTACGAAGTCGCCTTCAACATGTCGTTCTGGAATCTTGCCCTGAGAAGGAATCGTATAAGCAACGAAATCTTTTTCAGAACCAGGAGCAAGGAAATCTAATGGGAATTCAATAGATGTACCTGGCTGGAAATTGATAGGTTCAAAGATGCCACCAATGATGTCACCATTGAGAACGCCTTGTCGCAAAGGAAGGGTTAGTGCCTTTGCAAGTTCGGCTTGAGCAGCAGTCGCATGTTCAAATTGATTGCTTCCAGACTGTTTAAGCAATTCAATCATTTCGGGTGTTGGCTTTTTCATGTTCTTATCTCTCCTTATTAGTTTGGAAGTTCAACATAAACTTTAACATAACCATTTTCGTCTTTTGCACCAGCAAAAGTTCCAACTCTAGGAGTGGCAACTTCACCACCACTAGCGGAAACAGTTGGGGTTAACAAACCACTAACTGTCAAATAAGCTTTATCACCAACGGTGGGGCTACCAGTTACCTTATTGGTAACAACATAACCTTTCCGAAGAAGTGGTGCTTTTTCGCCAATTATTTGTTCATCTTTGTGAAAGTTACGGTGAACCCTTGTTTGATCAATGTCAACAAAGTTTGCCAAGCTAAGACCAGCAACCTTATAGCCCGAAGGACTACCAGATTGATAGCTGCAAAGACCTGGGGTTTCAATGCCAGCACCAGAGGCAGCAGTTCCATAAATAAGAACTGTGCCTTTTTCGTGGACATCATTACAAACCAACGAAATGTCGGTTTCATTAATCAAGCGGTCTGGTTTAATTGCCATTAGATTTCTCTCCTTATGCTGTGGCGTGTTTGTCTAAACCAAAATACGAAGCAATTTGCGATGCTACTTGCCTGACTTCACTAGCCACCTCAGAAGTTGCAAGAGCAGCATCATTCTTAACTTCTGCGGTATCCAAAACGGAAATTGAGGCTTTGCTTTCTGCTGGATCTTCTTCCATATTGTCTTCTTCTTGATTCTGCATATCCTTCTTTTCAGAAGGATCTTTAGTTTCAATTTCAACTTCTACTTCAGAGCCAGCTTTTTTATAATCAGACATTTTTTTGTTCATGTACTCAGACTGATAGCTTACGCTTGAAGCAAAAGCTTCATCAGCAAGAGTTTCTAAAGAATTGACTACATTAATAGCCTCATCTTTATTCATGCCCATCTTTTCCATTACCATAGAAAGACGGTCATTTGCTTTTTTGTCTTTCTTCATAGTGCCAAGCTCATTGGACACAGCATCATAAGAAGACTTGAGTTCTTCAAGCATCTTTTTAGCTTCTGCCAATTGATTGGACATGTTTTCTTTTTCTTTGTTCAACATGCCAGATTCAGCATGAAAATCTTCAACTTTCTTATTGGCTTCAGCCAACGAAACATTGAGGTCTTCAAGTTGTTTTTGCATGTCCTCAAATTGATTCTCATTATCTTTCATTTGATCTATCTCCTTTGAAACTATAGTCTCACCTAAATGATACCCCGAATTTGATTTAAAAGCTTCTGTTTCTTGAAAAATAACACTTTCTGGATTAGCTGGCTTGCGAACAAGACCATTACCAGAGAATGTAATATTCTTTAACAGTCTACCAATTTTCATATCTTTATATACGCCATTCCCGCCATAAGACCTAAGATATTTGGTTAAAAATGCTGTTTCTTCATTTCTTGCTACAACTCTAGAATTTGAACCTTCGATTATTGCATAGTCAAAAGCGGTAAATAAAGCTTCCATTGAAACAAACCATTTACCCTGCGAAATTTCAGAAAGAATTTCATTCATTCTTTGTTGTTTTTCTGCATCTTCCCAATACTTGTAAAGAACAGCAGATGTTGCAATATGAAATTTAGAAGGTAGTTCGTCTATTGTGCTACCGTCAGATATTTTACTACCATCAACATTAATTGCATTGCAAGATGTTATATGGCCGATTATTTGACTTTGATCATGCTCATAATTAAAAGGCTTATCTTCTGGACTAGTTCTTGCTACCCAAACTTCTGCACGATCAAAAACATCATCGTTTTTATTCCAACCAGTTGTAACAAGAATAGATTTTAAATAATGTAAATCTACTTGTCCTTTATTTTCAGCAATTGCTTTATAGTCTGAAACTTCAAAAGGAATGCAATCTTCTATTGCTACACAAGACGATATTGTAAGACTAGAAGAGATTTTTTCTTTTAAGCCATCTTCTATTTCGGCTTTGTAAATAGCTATATTATTCATTGTTTTGTACCTCAATAGCGTTTAAAAATTTCTTCAAAAATAAATCAGAATTTTTGTGTGATACTATTTCGCCATTTTTTATAGTTTGTCTTCCATCATCACTCACAATTTCCATTGTGTATTTATAACTGTTTGTTATATCTCTATAAATAAATATTGAAAATATGTCTTCTATTTCAGAATTATTGAAATAAAATTCCAATTTAGATTTTTTAGTATCATAATTAACAATTATTTTTGCCATTACAATCTCCTAAAATAATACACCGAAAAAAATTCAAAACAATTCTGATAAAACTCATACTACCAGAAACATAACAATTAATTGTAGCATTTTTTGGAATATATTTTTTAGGAAATGGAATCATGTTCTCTGAAATATGATCATGCTCAAAAGCTATTCTGTTGTAATTAGACATTGCTGTTAAAAAATTATCTATTTTTTTGTAAGCCAAATTTCTTTTCCATAATAATTCTAATATGTTTGGGTCATTTTTATTTGCAAATGGAGGCCAGTAATCTTTGTTGTTTGATATAGCAAAACAGTTTGTGTGAAATGCGTTTGCTGACCAATAAAAAACAACACCATTTGCACCACGATTCATTTCATTTATCATTAAATCAAAACCATAATCAGTTATAGTTATGTCTGATGCTTGAACTATACAAAAACAATTTGGGTAAACCCTAAAAACATTTTCTAAACCAAGTCTTATGTTGTTTGACTCATAAAAAGTTGTTGGTACTTTTAAATCTTCTCCTGGTAAAATATGTCTTGTTATTAATAATTCTATTATTTTATCTTCAATCAATTCATTCAATAACCAATATCTGCTTGGTTCTGGATCTGCCCATACCACAAATATACTTGGAAAATTATTGGCAAAAACGCCCTTAGATTTAATATTTTTTATCGAATTAACAAATTCATAGTACCTTCTATGCAATGTTATCAGTATCACCGTTTTCATATGGCATCTCATTTACTCTGTAAATTGCTATTGATGATGCCTCGATCTTTCTTCTCATTTCAGTATTTGGTTGAGTGCCTTCTTTTTCTATATATTTTTTAGTTGCTACACTAACAATAGTCTTTATTTTTAAGGGTATTTCCATACTTGAAGATATTATTTCTTTAATTAATTCCTTGTCTACTTTTTGGTCTGCTTTAATTTGGCAAAGTATGTGAAACTTTGTTTTTTCTAAACTTTCAAATTCTTGAGATGAAAGCTCTCTAAGATTTTTTTTGCTTAAAGAAGATAAATAGGCAGCATTAACATGCTCAGATATATTCTTCTGGCAAAGTTCTGCCCATGCCATTGCATCTACTAATCTTGCAGCAGTTTTTGGAACAATGACTTTCTTTTTTCTTTTTTCAGAATCTTTAATGCCAACTGGTCTTCCTTGTCCAGAAATTCCTTTTGGATTTTGAGCATTATCTTCAGCAGAAGGTTTAAGCTCATTAGCCACAGGTGGTGTTTGAACATCTATGCCAAAATCTTTTGGTGACATTACACCCATTTGAACCCACATCTTTTTAATATCATTTTCAAACTGTGGATTATGAAAAGGGCCAGCTTTTTTAGGTATTTTACCACTTTCTCGTTTACGCATTTCACGCTTTCTTCTAACCATTTCAATCTCAGGAATAAGATCAAATCTTTCTTGAATTGCTTCTTCACTAATAAGATCACGATCCATAAGATCAATGAGCAATCTTTTTTCAGCAGCTTCGTCAGAAAGCGTATGTTGATCAAACACTATTTGGGCTGCAACTTTAAACCCCATAGCTTGTTGAACAAGCTTGATTTCTTTATCCCAAAACGAAATTAGTAAAGAACGACCATAATCAAGTCTTTCAATCAATGTTCTTAAACTAATATAGTTATTTGAAAACCCTTGTCCTGCTGGTAAACCAGTTAAAGATGGTGGTATACCTAATCCAGCAAATATTGCATTTAAAATTGGCTTGTATTTTTCTTCACCTAAGAAAGCTGCAACATCAGTCGATGTTTCTTTAAAGTCTAATTCTGGACCCCAAATTAAATCTATTGAACCACCACCAACATTGTTCATAAGCATATCTGCCAAACGACCTATTGCTGTTTCTGTTGGCAAAATCTTGTGTTCAAGCGAGCCTAATTTCCATACACGAATGTGACTAACAGCACCATCTAATGCTGCAAGATCTGCCAGCTTCATCTTCTTAAGCATCATTAAGTCTTCAAGTATGCAATATGTCATGGGCCTTGCCCAAACTTGCCAATCATCTCTTTTATAATAAATTGCACTAGTCTTATCTGCCGGAAGAGGCAATGCTTTACCACCTTGGGATACAGATGTTAAACTTTGCAAAGAAATTCCAGCAACTAAGTCTTTTTCAATAGTATCTTGTGGATTTTTTATTTTTTTCAACAAAGACTCTGGAATTCTAACGCCATATCTAAATGAGTTTGGCCCAAGAAATGGAACCAGTTCTTCGCCAAAAACCTCTATGGTTACTGGATTATATATAGTATATCCCCAAGGTATTTCATTTTTTGGAGCAGATATCGATTCTCCAACTGGTATGTCTGCTGCTAAACCTTTTTGCAAATTTTCAACATCTAGACTTTTTAACTTTGCAGTTGATCTCTTTACAATCACATTACCAGATCTATAAAGCATATTTAAAATACGCTCAGTTCTTTCTGCCCCATTTATTTTTGAAAACCATTCTCTATAAAAGGTTTGTATTTTTTCATTTGGGTGAACAAGATCAATGCCCTGACAAGCAAATTCTGCCATCATATCTATTACATTACGAACTATGCCTATACGCTCATAGGCTTGCATACATGCAGAAATGATATCTTTTTCTAAAGTGGGTATACTCTCGCCTGGTCTAAAAAAGTCATAATCCCTACGATCAAATGATTCACGAACAGAGATATTTCCGGGTAATATATTTTGAAAAGCTGTGCCAGCCTTAGAAGTATGATGAAGTGAATCAACATACGCAGATTTTGCAAATGCTGCTTCTTTGGATTTTGGATCATTTTCATCCCAAGTAACAAATAACGGTTTTTCTTCTGACATTTTTCACCTAATCTGATTGTAATCTGATTACTCTAAAATATTATTACACCTTGTAGGAATAACTGTGCCATAATTAGCACTATTCTTAGTTGCTTGTTTAAACCATTCTGGACCAATGTACATAGGTCCATCACTGTTCTTAGTCTCTACTGCTGATGCAAATCCACCAGATTGTATGTATTCTTCTTGAACTTCAATCCTTTGAAACATTCTTCCAACCATGTTTGCCATCAAAAGAGCAGAATATCTATCTTTTCTAATCCTACTTTTTTTGCCGTCAACATCTCTGCTTTCTGGAGTATCCCAACGATCTCTTCCAGCAATGGTTTGAGTATGGACAATGCTGGCCAATTCGTCTTTTAACTCTTCTATATCCATAACACAATCTTCTAGCGTATCATACAAATTTGTTAAATCTTCTTTTCTTCCAGCAGCAATATCTTCTTCTTCTGCAAGAGTTATTGATATTGGATCAAAAAATGGAAATAGTAAAACCTTATCTTCCATATCTTTACGAAGACCATGATTTGCTTCTAGTACCCAATTACCATCTGCAAAATTAATCATTTGAAGAATGTGTTCACCACGCTTATCATCTGTGTCTTTTGATTTGTTTGGTTCTATTACTCTATATATTGGCGATTCTGATTCATTGATCCTATTTGGGTCTTGTAAACCTTCCTCTATGGCAACACCACCACCTTGACTATCAAGAGATATTCTTACCATATTTGGAAAAGCTTTTGTTAAATCCCTAATCTTTCTACAGCAATAACTGTAAAAGTCTTTTTCTTTTGAAATACCCTTATTCATTTTTTGTTTAAATGCACTTCTATTAGTTGTCCAACAGTAAACTATTCTTCGATGATCTGCATGTAGAGCCAATACAATTATAGCAAAATTATCTCTTTCAGAAGCTGGATCGATTGCCATAACATGTTGTACAGCACCATCACCAAGTAAAGAAGCATGGAAAACTATTTCTCCGTCTGCCAAACTTATTGGACTTTCTGGCTTTCCAACAATGCAAGATTCAATTAAACTTCGTTTAAAAAAGCCATCAGAATCAGTAGCAAATGTAGCACCATACTCAATTAGATAATTGGCTTTAGTGCTATTTATTCTAGCAGATGTTATCTGTTTAGCATCCATAAAACCAACAGGAAGTATTTCTACTGGAAGTCTTATTATGGAATAATCTCTCCAATCAAAACCAAGAGGTATTGCCCCTTGAAAAATTTCTTCTAAAAGTTTTTTTTCGCCATTGCTTTCAATTATCCTTTTATAATTCGCCCATGTTTTATAGAAGTGATTAAAAGAATAATAAGCAGTACCAGCAACAATATTTTGATTGCTTCTAAGTATTTTGCTTTCCTGTGCTTCATCTGCATCAGTCCAAACCCCAAGCTGTTTCATCAATCTTATTTTTGCTTGCCTATGAACTTTCTCGCTTGGATTAGATGCTACGCTAGAAAAACCCCTTACCACATTTTGATATATGTCTTCTCTAATAGAAGCAAACTCATCACAAACTGTATAATTGGCTCTTTGACCTCTAATCTTTTCCCCTGTTCCTAAAGGCAATGCCATAGCTACACTTTCGCCAACAATCATTTCGCATCTATCTATATCTCGTCTTGGGCCTTGATCTCTATTATTTCTACCTTTGCCAACACCACATATGTCTCTATAGATAACCCCATTGACCCACAGACCTTCCATGTATTCAAATATAACTTTACTCTGCCTAAATACTTTACCTATGATTGCAATCTTACAACCCTGAGTAAACAAAAGTCTGAGCATAGAGTATAAGGCAAGAATGTAACTTTTACCCGCACCACGACCAGCGATAATCATTGGGAAAGGTCTTTTCCAAAGTTCTTTAAGTATGATATGCTGAAAAGGAAATATGTCTATTCCAAATAAAAGTTTGCATGTAAAAGGAAAGTAGTCTGGATTTCTCATTATCTTGAGCAGATATATATCCATTCTTTCCATGTCAGATTTAGAAATGTTTTTAAGAGGATGAATATTTGTTAAAGGTAAATCGACTATTTTTTGAATGTCGTTAATATCAGTCAATGGGCTAACAGCAAGCATTTCTTGCTCAGATAGCATCCACGCCCGATCAATTATGCTCTTTAATTTCTCTTGGTCCTTCATTTTCAATTACTCTTTTAAATATTGATGAAGCAACAGTTTGCCCATGATTTTCTGCAAAGATAATTTTAACCTTATACTTAAGTTCTATTTCAATTAGTCTTTTAAGTAAGAAAAACGCATTTAATTTTACACTCTTCATTTTATAGTATGGTATTCCAGAACCTTTAGGATATTTAATTAAATCATCCATAGAAAACTCTAAGATCATAAATGCATATTTAAAAGACTCCATTCTTTCTAGTTCTCTTTCAAATCTATCTTCAACTAAATTTGTTGCTAATTCTGCAATAGAGCCTTTTCTTTCTATGGTTAAAATATCCTGATATCCTTCTATGGAATAATCACCAGTCTTTAGTGTTCCAGATACAGTTCCTTCGCAAGCTTTTGCTGGCATAAAAGTCCAGCCATTTTGCTCTCTAGTATCCCTAATTACTTTATACTTTGTGTCCATCTATATCGCTTTCGACCATCTCTTTAACAAGAAGATCAAAATTATAACTAGGTTCCCATTTGAGAACTTTTGCTGCCTTTGTTGAAACTCCACGAAGAGCATCAACCTCAAATGGTCTTTTTAATGTTGGATTTAAAACCACTTGCCTTTTCCAACTACCAAAACCAGCGTGTTTAAAAGCAACATTTAAAAAATCTTCTACAGAATAAGTACGCCCAGTAGCTATTACAAAATCATCTGGAGCATTTAATTGAAGCATCGAGTGCATTGCTTCAACATAATCTTTTGCATGACCCCAATCACGCAAAGAATCTACATTTCCAAGCTGTAACTTTTCTTTTGTCTTAGAGTTTTTCCGCATTCCTATCCAAGAAGTTATTTTTCTTGTTACAAACAATTCACCACGCCTTGGTGATTCATGATTGAATAATATGCCCGAACAGGCGTACAATCCATAGGACTCCCTATAAATCTTAACCAAATTGTGGGATGCCAGCTTCGCAACTCCATATGGCGAATTGGGTATCATTGCAGTAAATTCGTCTTGAAAACAATTCTTTTTAATAAAATCTTCTCTGCTAATAGCAGTTTTAGACTCAACTCTAGTGCCATCAATAGGACTATAGTAAGAGAAACAGGAACCATACATTTCACTCGTAGAAGCTTGATAAAATCTTGAAGATTTTGAAAAGTTCAAAATTCCATTTAAAACATTCAATGTTCCCATCAAATCTACATCAATCGTATAGTTCGGTTGCGTAAAAGAATCGCCCACATGACTCTGTGCTGCCAGATTGTAGATTTCCTCTGGATTGTTCTTGGCTATCGTGCTGAAAACGAAAGATTGATCACATATGTCGCCCCTGACCATAGTGAATCGTCTGTGATTTAAACAATTTTTCAGCCTTTCGGTATTATCTACAGAAGACCTTCTTGCTATCGCTAAGACATCATAACCCTTCTTCAAAAGCATTTCGCACAGATAAGATCCATCTTGTCCAGTTGCCCCAAACACTAGTGCCGTTTTACTCATCTTCTTTTTCCTTTGGTATTAAGACTGGTAGATCCTGACTACCATCTTCAAATGTATGAACGCTAGTTAGTTTTTTCTCTTCCTTTTTTGTCGCCATCTTCATAGTTTCCATACTTCCACCTATTAGATCACGCTCTTCTTCATTCTGAAGCTTCTTGATTATAGATAAGTATGTCTCTTTAGATGACTCAATCCTTGTTACACGCTGATCTCTGGTCGCCTTTAAATCTTTGAGTAGTGCCTGATGTTTTTCCTCAAGCTTTATATACTCTGTAGAGCGAGCTTGTTCAGATGCTTTAGCTGCTTGTATTTGAGTTTCCAAGTTCAACAAGTAAGTGCGGTCTGTATCAGACATTTCATCTGGAGAGCTAAATCGCCCCATGTACTGTTCTTGTTGTCTGACTAATCGCCCAATATCTTTCGCTGCATTCCTTTTGCCCTTGGCATTCCTATGCATCATTATCTCAAACTTGATAACCAAAAATATTTGTGTTTCCTCAGTTACGAGCACATCTTCTCTGAACTGGGCCATGTACTTTACATACTGCTCTTCAAAGTACTCTAGCTCATCCTCATCCATCTCTTGCCTAAGTTGCTTCCACGCTTTACTGCTTCTTAGCTCGCCAGCCTTTTCCTTTAATTGCAAATCTGTAATATAATCCACAATCATATCCTCAGACTTATTTATTTTAGCAGAGAGATCTGAGAGAGACATTGATTGATGGTTCGTAGCTATATAATCACGATCAGTTTTATTCAGCCTTTTTCCTGCCACTTATAATCTCCTTAATTGATTCCTCTATTTTAAATCTTTTAGCTTTTGGCACTGGTTCGCCATTCTTCATTCTAATATAAGTTGATCTAAGTTCAACATCTAGATTATTATCTATAAGTTCTATACATTCAGATATATTTGCATCGTCTACAACAGATTGATTTAGTCTCATTGACTTTTCTGAATCATCAGTATTCTTTATGTTTTGTGGTCGCATCAAGTTTTGCTTAGATGAGTTTCTTCTTTTCCAAGAAATAAACTTTTGGCAAACTGAGCCATCTGGATGCCTACCGTGTTCTGAACAGATTTTGCAGGGAGAATCTGTGCGATGGTATTTGTCACGCTTGAAATTTATTAGCCGATTTCTTATGTGCGTGTACAAGAAATTTTCCAGTGGGCGAGATGGGTCATAACGAGGCAAAGCTTCCAAACCAAAAATATAAGCTTCTTGTCTTATGTCATCACTATCATAATAACCAAACATAAATGTTGTAGCAAGGAGGGCGATTGCCTTATCCATTGCCGTCATCACTTGCTTTTCCGTCAGTCCGTGAGGATAGATCATTTGTTTTAGTTTCCAAAGAACTAGTGTTTGCGACTATCCTAATTAATGCTTCATCCTCAGAAGGATCTGGCTCAATCAAAGGTAAAATGTCCGCATGAGCAACTATGCGTAATTCTGTTTCTATTTTTTGTGGCGTATTCATTATTGATTTCTCCTGTGTATTAATTATAATACATTATGGAAAAATTACTAGTCCAAGCTTATGAACGCTTTGGAGATAATCTTTGTTCTGCTGGTGCTATATCTCAAATAAGAGATGCCGAAATAACAATCTGTACAAGTAGAAAGTTTGATTGTGCTCTGTTAAACATACCCAATGTTAAAGGGCTTATCTATATGGATAACACCTCTGCTCATGCCTTTGCCAGAGAAAACAAATGTAAAATAATAAACACAACTTTAAGCAATACACCAAAGTATGCCGATCAACTTGATGCAAGAGTTCCATTGCATTTAAAAAAAAATGGGTATGACTATATAAAAAATGGTCCTGCATTTTTTCCAACAAAAGAAGAATCAGATTGGGCAGAAGAATTTGCGAGGCGATTTAACGATAAACCATTGCTTGGGGTCGAATCGCATTTTTCAAGTAAGCAAAGCTATATGAACAAAGCCCATAATGATAAGATAGTAAACAAATACTACAAAGACTACCATATTTTATGGCTGTGCAATGCTAACTATCCATCGAGCAGGGCGAAGATTATAGATATGGGCGAATTCAATCGAAGACAGATATCAACATTGATGCCCAAGCTTTCTCTTTTGATTTCATCCTTCTCTGGATTTTATTGGGCTAGCAGATGTTTTGAGAGTAAGCCGAAGGCTTACCTATTAATCACTGATCGATATGTAGGCTGGACAAAGTGCGAAACAACAGAAGTCGTTTTACAAAAAAAGTTTGACGAGTGGGCGAGTAAACCAAATGATTGACAAATCTACCAAAAAAGTTATCTGCGATTTCATACTCAAGAATTATTACCGAATGTCACTTCAAGAAATGGTTGACACCTTAAGGAAAGTACTCCTGATAGATGTGTGTACGGCCACAATTCATAACATGCTGCCCGAAGTAAAACGCAAACTTGGTCGAAGAAAGAAGAAACTTTAGGGGCCGATTTGCCTAGTATGGGTAGTACATTTATATAATAGTTGGCTTGTTAAGTGTACATGCCCCCGGGTTTGGACAGCCCCTGCCAAAATGGCAGCCAATTTGAATAAACCCCGCCAATATGACAGGCGCACATTTCGACCATGCCATAATGACATGCCACCTGACAAAATGACAATTCTAAAATACTTTGTAAAAATAATTAAATAATTCCTTGCCGATGCCGAATAGATATATAGAATGATATTATGCTAATGAACTTCTCACTAGCAAACTTTTTACAAGGATAGAAAAATGGATAATTCAGTTTTTGGTTGCGATGTTAACTTGGTAACTTCAAAGCTTATTTCAGTAGCTTCGAAAAAACTTAACCAGTCGCAAGCTAGCGAACTTGCTCACGATGTTGTTGGTTCCGCTTACATTACTTTTGATCGTACTCAAAATGATGTTAGCTTCGAGAAGTTTATTTGGGTAGTTTACAAGAATAAACTTAATGATGAACTTCGCAAGAAATATGTAAGAAAAAACACTACTTCCCTATCTTGTGAAGATTCACTAGGTAAGGTAATCGATCCAATTAATACTAGTGAAGACCTTGTCGGCCAAGTTCAAAAACAAGCACAAGAACTACTTGACGAGGCTATGATAACTTTACAAGAATACAATATTATCATAATGAAGGCGTGCAGATTTACTAATCAAGAAATAGCTAAGGAATTGGAACTTTCAGAAGGTAGAATAAGCCAAATATGGAATGAGTTGAAAGAAGCTTTCAAAAAGTAAGATAGGAAAGATAGGGGGGGTAGAAATATCCCCTCTAATTTTAACTTACCAGTATTACCTAAACTGGTGGGCTTAGGGAAGCTATGGCGTTTGACTAAGTTCGGACCGATTGTATTACCTAATCATACCCATTCAAAATTGGATATTTTTATCCTATTATCTTTTTAAAATTATTTTAAATACTTTTTAAATTCTACTAAATTATTAATCGGTTGAAACGAATAGAATAGCATAAGGGAAACAAGTAGTTATACCTTAAGGGATAAAAACAAGGAAAAAAACAATGTTGGTATACAATAAAAATAGTTCGAATAAGTTTGATATTTGGGATGAAAAGATTGAACTAGTAACGACATTCAAAAATGGCACAAGCTTAAGTAAGCGAATTTTAGCGACATTAGTCGATACAGTAGATAGTGAGAGGGAGGCACAAGCTTTTATCGCAATGGAGAAAAATATGATCGAAAAATTTGAATGTGAAGAAAGTCTAAGGGGAGAATTTGAAAATAATTTAGAGAAAGTCTAAATAAAAATGCCTATAGAACGAATAGATATATAGGCAGGGCAAGGTTAAG